TGGGGCGATTGTCGATAGTAAAACGGGAGCGAAAAAATACCCGCATGGCGCCTCGAAATCGGGGCATGGTGCGGGTATTTTCCGGGGGTTAAGGGGTAGTATACTAGCGGGGGAATTTTACCCCGGATAGGAATTCCATGCCCGTATTAATAATTAATAATACGGGCATGGAATGGAAAAAAGCCCCAGTGAAGGGGCTTGGTGGGTGGCGGGGGGTCACATCAGTCCGCGCATCGTTGCTTGTGTCAGAAGCTGCTGCACTGTGAATGTGGTTGGTGCAACGGTATAAGTAGGCGTCAACGTGTCGCCGGGGTTTAACACAAACACGCCAGATGTGAGGCCAGTCGCAACACCATTGATTGCAATTGCCGACACAGTTCCACCAGCAAAGAATACCTGCTGCGGTGCATTAGTGTTGTTGGTATAGGCGGCGGTACTTGCCGGAGGTGTTACAGCAACAGGAGTTGACGAGTAGCCGACTCGGCGCAGTTGCGGGTTGTACAAGCGCACGCGGTACGGCACATTCAGCACCGAGCTATCGACAAGCACCTGCAATGCATAACCTGCGCTGGATGCTGGGTTTGCTACAGCCGAAGCTGTTGCGTTTGCCATCCGCGGGGTCAGAAATTGAACGTCAACCTTTTCTGAATACTGCGTGTCGTAAGAGTTACCAATCGCGCTGACGGCACCAGCGTCTGAATAAACAGCACCGGTGTAAAACCGCTGACGAAGCGAAAAGGCGTATATGTTGGGCGCACCACCATTACCATCGTCGATCACCACGCGACCGCCGCCTTGCAGCAGTTCGTTTCCTTGCAGGGCGACAAACGGGGGCGAGGCGGTTTGGAAATTTGCACTGACTTGAAGAATGACCTCTGTGTAGGTGGAGCCAAACGTCAGTGGCGTGACGATCCACTCGTAGTAATAACCATCGCTATCAACTCCATAGTTTTGTGTAATGCTGGTAGTCCCTTGGTTCACACCGTTGAACTGCGTAGCAATCGGAGTGGAGCCTGTCAGGTTACACAGGTTTGGCGCTGGTGATGCGGGGCCGTAGAACTTTGCAACGCGCTTTGGCAACAACGTGCGGGCTGCTGCGGCCAACAGCTTGCCAATAAGCTGTGCGCCTTTGCGGTTTGGATGCAGGCCGCCTCCGCTCACAGTGTCGGAATATTGAAGATCAAAATAGCCTTGCGAATTTTTAAGCGCAGAAGCTGTGTCCGCATAGATGGCGCGTCCTTTGAAGGATTGCAGCCAGCTTTGCATGTCAGCATTAACCGCATCTGCAATAGCCTGCACGGCTGCATAGCTCGATACAGCCGGGCCATTGACTGGATTAATAGATTCAAAGATGACGGGTTTGCCGGTTTTTATGATGTCGGCGATCAACGCCTTGAGAGCAGCGGACACGGTAGCCGAAGCAGTCAATGATTGCGCATCGTTGATGCCGTACTGCACAAATACTGCATCTGCATCGGATGTGGATAGTGCTGCAAAGGTCTTGCCGTTGGCGCGTGACGCTGATGCCCAGTTGACAGCAGAGTCACCACTCACCGCGTAGGACTGGTAGCATTCCGCATCGCCCATGTACCCGGCAATCCAGAGAGGTGCGCGTTGTGACAGGGCGTTGACGCCAGAACCTTGGTATTCGACGGTTGTCGCAGATAGGCCGTTGTATCGGCTATCGCCCCAAAACGCCAACCGATAGGGCCGTGCACTGGTGCCGTCCAGCTTAATTGCTGGATTACCCCCCGGCCCCACAAGCCCTGTGACGTTGCCGGAGGAATCCCGGCTGTAAATCGCTTCTAAATTAGTTGCCATATCAACCCCTTATTTGTTGCCATTTCCTTTACCCCAGTTCATGCCAGTTAAAGCACACCAGCAACTGCGCGTTCGCCGTAAAGTCCCCATTTGCCAGTCCCAGAATCCGCAACGTGTTCGCACTCAGGCCAATCGTCGCAATGTCCAGCATCGTACCGCTTACGCCTTGCCCGGACAGGCTCGCCGCAACAACAATGTCCGCGTACTTCCCAACACTTGTCAGTGCCAGCGACGTTGTGTTATTCGCCTGAATTTGAAAAACCAGCAGCGGATCATCAGCCACTTCCACAAAATACCCACGCAGCTTCGTCGCAGGCACAACCCGTTGCCCGTTCCCATTCTGATCTGGATCAATGCTCACAATCACCCCGCGCGGATTTGACCCCGTCCCTGCCTTCGTGACCTGCGGCACGCCGACAACAATCTGCCCGTTAATCATCCCATCACCAGCCCCCGGCGTCGACTGCACCACATCACCAATGTAAAACGCATTCGCATCTGTCGATGCAATGTAATACCGGTTTGTCTTGCCGTTCCAGTTCCCGCCGTTAATATGACTAACGGGTTGCAGCCCCATCGGGGCATTCATGTTTGCCATCTTCGTTCCTTCCGCGCTACTGCGCCTTTTTCAATTGCGTTTTCGTGTTTGTGTTAATGCCTACAGCAGCCCGACACTCATAGTACAGGCTGGAAACCTCTGCCAGTTTACTCACCACTGCCCCGAAGCTGTCATTTTCCAGCTGCGTCAGCTCCGGGCAACTTGCCACTGCCAGCGCCGTGGGCTCCGGAGAGGCTGTAGTTAATGAGCTGCAAGCTGTCAGCATCAAGCCGACAATCCCGATAAACAGTCTTTGTTTCAATTTGCTTCTCCAGTTTGGCTTGAATCGTGGTGTAGACTGGCTTCAGCGTGGCGATTGCTTCCGCGCTGGACTTGTTGGCGGCATCCACGGCTTGCGTGATGTGTTGGCTGTTGATGGCTTGCTGTCCGGTTTGCCAGCGCACCCCTGTAGCAACACCAGAACCGAATAGGCATAAAGCCACCACAATAGACGCAAGTATCGCATAGGGGTTCAATGGGTTCATGGTTGTTTTCCAGCCTGCACGTTGTGCTTGTTTTCCATCACGTTGCCAGTGATATATGCACCCACAGTGGCAATTATTGTGAGCATATAGGTATTCCCCGCCGGGTCAAGCTTGCCCACGAATTGCAGGAATGTTGTGGCAAGTCCCGCTCCGAGTGCCAGCAGAAATCGGCGACCGCCATAGGCTTGCAGATTCATGCCAGCCCCCGAGTGTACGTCGCCTTGCCGCCATCGAAGTGCGCCGTCAGGATTTCCCCTCTCTGCGCAGGCGCGAACGACGCATGCACCCAGTTGCCTTCTTGAATGATCTGATCAAACACCAACGGCACACTGGCCAGAAACTGCACGATCTGCAACGGTGTCCCGTAGTCGGGGCAGGTGAAATCCGCAGCAAAACCTTCTTCATGCGCGCTGTGCGATGCTCCGTGCACAGCTGCATTCAGTTGAGGGCAGCGATAGCCACTGCTAACAGTCAGCGGATGCCCCAGCAATGCCCGCAGCACCTCAAGGCCTTCTGCAAGCACTTGCAGATTGGGCAACACCTCTTGCGGCGGCGTGTTGTCAATCCCAAGGGTCTCCGCTGTTCGACTGTGCGTCAGCTCTTGGAGGGTGAAGTGCTCTGTCATTTTGTTTCTGCTCCTGCTCATGTGCCATCCTCAAGTAATGTGCATGCTGGGCACACTCAGCCGCAAACACCAGATCACCTTTTGCGTATGCCCGCTGTGCATCGGCATCGCTTTCCGCTGCCCGTTCGAGTTTCGTCTTGCCGGGCAGCGGGTTCATGGCTTGAAAATATGTGTGGTGAACCAGACATAGATCGCACTGCCAATCGCCACAAGTGCCGCGCCGAAAAGAACCGACAGGCTCTTTTCGATGATGGCTTTGCGAAACTCGATGCTCTGGGCCTCTTTTTGGATTGCCAACTCAACCCAGCGAACCTGCTCTGGGGTCAGATTGGTATCCGTATTGCGAATGCGAATTGCAGCGGCAATGTCTGCGATGAACTGTTGGCGTTCTTCTTGTGTGAGCATCAGGCAACCTTTTTGTCTTGCAAGTTTTTGACCAAGAATGAGAACAGGCAGTAAAGTGGGCGCAAAGTATCTTCCACCGACTGTGCATAGGCTGCCGGCATCCCACCATAGACTTGCATGTAGTTGCTCATGTACCCAATGGTGCAGAAGTTCTCCATATTGAGTGTCTGTGTCGTAGAGAAGGTGTTCGATACCGAGCCGCCCCAGTTTGTGATGTTCACTGAGTACCCCGCAGGTTGTCCGATGTCCTTAGTCGCCCCGAGAACTTGCAGGCCAGTGGCCTTGAAGATTGCTGACAGTAAACCGGCGCCGATGTTGATTCGCAGGTTCGGGTCTGTTGCCCCGGAGTTAAAGGTCTCGATCAGTGCAGTTGAGCCGGACATCCCAAAAGAAGCGACTTGATACGACCCACTGAGCGACGACACGTTAGCCGCTAGGACATTCGAGGACGTTGCAGTGCCGTTTGGCAGAATAGTCCAGGTGGTCGCTGTGTTCGCAGCTGCACTTTGCACGGCAGTCCAATTGGCAGCAGCTCCACTAGAAGTGACCTTAACTTTTCGGCTATTCCCAACGAAGTGCAAATCCCCCTCAAGTTCCGCCCCAAAGCGGGAGAGCTTGATTGTCTGGTCTGGGACGGGGTTTTCTGCTGGCCCCCAAGTGATGTTGCAATTCGTGAACGACAGCGACCACGGAACAAGGTTGGACTCGAATACCTGACCGACAACAAATCCAGATTGTGTCAAGTCAGCATAGACATTAGCCGTGTCCAGCACATCGCCAGTATCAACTTCCGCATACCAAGTCCCAGAACGGAGCGACAGCATCCGGTAGCGGATATAGCGATTGCCATCCCCTGCCTTCGTGGCATCAATAATAATGCGATACGTGCGGCCATCCTGCATTGGGGTTGACCGCGCAGATTCGGAGTTACTCCACAGGAAGTTCCCGGCAGCGAAGCCATTAAACCATGTCTCAATCAGTGGGGTGGGGTTGAGGTCAGATGGCTGCGCAAAGCCCGTGGCATTACCAATCGCAATCCCCTGCCCACGGACTGCCGTGGCGATCAGCGAGGTGGTGCAGCGAAGCACTACTGCAAAGTGCCCATTGGGGTTTGCCGCAAAGTAGCTATTGGGCGTGACTTGCATGTCCACCCGCATACGGCCTTGGTCGGTATTCCAGCCTGCTGGGTTGGTATTGGGGTACTCGACTCTGGCATTAGGCGTTGTATGGTCAAGCGTAAACGAGCCAATCGCCACTCCCCCCATTGGGGCTACCCCAGTCCCAATAAACGCCGCCAATGTCGACAAGGGCACATCAGCCGTCGCCCCTGTCACCACGCCCGTCAACGTATCAGAACTGGCGAGCGTTCGCCCACCGATCGGATAAGTACCTTGTTGCCCCATAATAACCTCCTGCTTAGATATCGAAAATCGGAACGCCAGTCGTATCCAGAATTGCCGCCCCAACCAAGTCCAGAATAGGCGTAGAGCCGCCAGCAGTCGGCGCCGCACCTTCGGGACGCGCCCAAGGCACAGCTTGAGCATCCCGCACACCTTTGACAAAATCCTGCGGATTGCGAACTTCCTTATGATGTTTGCAGACATAGGTGTTCTTCCAGGTTTTCATTGCCTGTGACGACTTGTTCTTGCGGCCACAGAGGTCACAGTAGAAATTCCACTCACCATCTGCGTAACGATCTGCACTGCCCATAATGACCCCTGTTTTATGCCCGTATTAATAATTAATAACGCGGGCAAGAAACTACTGAATTTTGTACCATGTACTTGCACTGGCCACAAAAAAATACACCACCCGCTGACCAGGGTTCACCGCGAAGAACGTGGCACCGATAATAGTTTGCCCAGTACTGGGGGCTACGGTCAAGGCACCAACTGATTGCGTGCACACGATCTCTTGCTGGAACCCGTCACTGGCTTGCGCCGGCAAAGTCAAGGTACCTGCGGCTATGAATCCGGCAGGCGTCATGAGGCACACGCCGGTTGCGTTGGGGATTGTGTGTGCGAAGCCATTAAGTGGGGTCAGGATTTCATACGCTCGCGCCTCCCCCAAGCGATTAACCATTTGAGGCACCAGCCGAGCCCATGCGGACAGGGAAGTGTTCTGCTCGACACCTTTCAGTGGCGGGAGGTTCACTGGCGTCGGCATGTTATAACTTCCAATCCGTCATGTACCCCATTGCCTGCAGGTCTTCGAGTTGCCGCGACACGCGCTTGCCAATGTCAGTGCGGTACATGGGACTGTTGGCGAACTCGAGTTCCCGCAGGTTGTCATATGCGTGTTCGACGGCAGCCTCGACGCCACTGCCTACACCACTGACAACCCCCACATAGCTACCGGCAGTAACCATCATCGGGGTTTGCACTAACTTCCCGCCTTCCAGTTCCGGCGCAGCCCCGAGCATCATTTCCGCCGGGTGGAAGTAATAGCGATTACTCGCCTTCAGCCCCCAGACCGGAAACCCGCACATCACTTCGCGCGGCTGGAAGCAGTACGGGAAGTCCTTAATGGCAACCACAATCCCGACAGCCACATCAGTGTACGGGTCAAAGCTATCCGTGCCATTGCAAGCATCCAGCATCCACTGGCAAGGCTCGCGGTGCAGCACCTGCTGAATTTGAAACAGTGGCCAACCCGGACGCGTCGTGAACTCCAGTGGCCAGCACACACCCTTTTTGTCAATGATAACTGCAACATCAATGTACCCGGTGTAGCCTTGACGGATCAGCTCAGCCTCCAGCGGCAACAGCAACTGCTGTGCCAGCGACGATTCCGCAATGGGCACATACTTCATCACCGTACCCATCTCGCCAGTATTCGGGCCGATGTCCTCGTTCATCAGCTTTTTGTGTTCAAAGTTCTCCAGACACCACTTCCCGAAACCATTGCGACCGACCCAAGCCCCTACGGCTACTTCAATCCCCGCATGAAATTCCTGAAAGATAAACGGATGCCGTGGAGCATGCTTTTTCCACTCCGTAAGCATAAACCGCAGATCGCGTGAAGACTTTGACACATAGCTGAGAGCACGATCAGCATCACCAAGAGGTTTGCTAACATAGCGAACCAGAGGATTTGCGTCAACGTGGGCGATTGCTTCATCGTAGTTCTTAAACAGAATCGAGGGGATTGTTTTAATGCCGGCTGCTTCAAAGATTTCCACGCCCTTATCACGGGCGAGTTCCCACATGGCACATTCAGTGTTGCAACCAAAAATGGGATACCCTGCCTTGCGATAGCCTTCGAGTTCCTTGACATACTTGGTGTTGTCGCTGGTGCAAATCAAATCTGCCCAGCGCATGTGCGATTGCCAGTCCGGAACTTTTGTGACCAAGCCGTCACCTGCGGGATGCCGCAAGCCCTTGGGGTCAGGCCCCATGAACACTTTGACTTCGTGGCCTGCGGCTTCGCAGCGTAGGGCAAAGTCCACGTAGCTGGCGATTGCGTCGATCAAAAGTATTTTCATAGAAACCTTAAACAACAGAACTCCAGAGGAGCCCTTTACCGATGCGAAAAACCGACGAATAAGAAATGCCATACTGAGCCGCTATGACCCGTTGGGGAACTTTCTTTGCCAGTAGTCGACGAATCTCCCTAACTGCCTCTGGCACAAGTTTCAGATCAGCTCTTTTCATTTGCGCACGTAAAGCCCCGCCTTTTCTAGCATGATCTGCCATATTATGCGCATGGACGCACAAGCGCAAATGCGCAGGGTTTACGCAGCCTGGATTATCACAAGTATGCATCAAGTCGAAACCCCCCGCAGGAATGCTGGCAACATGCAATTCATAAGAAACTCTGTGGGCAAGTGAACTTCGATTGTTATGCCGAATCAGGCCATACCCACCAGAATTTTTGGCGGCTACCCACTCCCAGCAACCTGTTTCAGGGGTGGTATGTTTAATAGCAAAACGCAGTCGAATGTCAGTGGCAGGGCGGCTCATGGAAATTCCTTGAAAATTGATATGTCAAGTATAGAGTAATCAATCTCAGGTACATCGTCAAGCCAGTGGCTGGGGTAGGCGCAAAATCCGCATGGGGGCCTCAATTTCGATCATGGCGGGGTTTTACGCCGCAGGGTATACTCTACTATATGTGAGCTAAAATAATGGCTCAAATCCGCATTTCATGCCCGTATTATTAATTATTAATGCGGGCATGAAACCGGCTACTTTTGCCACGGCAACTTCTCTGACTGCTCTGGCACCTTCGAGTCACTTTCCACCAGCCCCCGACCACCACTAGCAAATGCGGCATTGAGGTACTGCTGCAACCGTGACCGCAATACTGCCGTCGGTTCGTGCTTCTGGAATGCAGCTTGCACATCTGCGTCCAATTTGGCAAGAGCCTTCGGCGAGATTACCTGAGCCTCTTGCAATGCCACACGCAGCCGACCATCCCACATTTCCCGCAAGCCGCTCGGGCCGGTTGTGGCAAGCACTTGACGCACGGCGCCTTCGACATTTTCCTTGGCCCCCGGCGTTCCCGCAGCATACCGCATCGCCCGCACGACTTCGTCTTTGCTGCCGCCCTTGAGCAGCCCGCGGACATCCTGCACGGCGAAGCCACTCTTGCTCAGTTTATCCGTCCACTCCTGTGCGCTCTTGGTAATCTCCCCGGCCTTCTCTTCACCAGCCTTGCGAATCGCGGCTTGCTCTTCCACACGGCTGCCAGTTCGAGCCGTGGCCTCTGCCCGACCCTGTTCCAGCGCCCCCTCGACCTTCTTCGGAGTCTCCGACAGCACCTTCCCATGCGCGGCCTTTGCTCGTTGTGCACTCGCCGTCAGCGCCTCTTGCGTCCGCTCGATTTTCTCAACCCGGTCAGCATAGCCTGTCAATTTCTTTTCCAGCCCTGGCACTTCCCGCATCCAGTCTTTTTGCCCAGCAATCCAATCCCTGGTTTGTTTCGCACTCTTGCCAGCAACTTGCCCGGTCGCATAGTCTTCCGCCGCACGTTGCACCAGCACTGGGTCGCCAGTCAGCTCTTTCAAGTCCTGCACACCTTGCTGTGTTTTGAAGTACGCGCCAGGGATTGCCGCTGGGTCTTTCGAAAACACTTCCGGGTCAATGCGATCAACTGCCAGCATCTTCCGCCCAGTAGCTGTCTCGAACTTCGCCACATCCCCAGTCTGCCTCGCATACGTCGACTGCAGTGCCTTTTGCGCCTCGCCAGCATACTTCTCTTGAATGTCCGCCAGTCGATGGTAATACTCTTTGGCAATCGTCTGCCCCAGCGCCCCATACCCTTCCTTTTCGCCCTTGAACGCAGCATCACCAAGCTTCCGGCGCAGGTGGTCAATCGCCTCGAAGGTCGTCTTGAACGTTTCGTACTTCGGCGCACCAGTCTCGGGATCAGTACCAACCTGCACCCGTTTGTTGCGAACTGCATCACGGATGTTGCTGTAAGCCTTTTCGACTCCGCCTTCTGTGACTCGCGCTACACCTTGCTTCTCCCCGCTTGGCAGCGTCACTTTCGATGCCTCACGCCCTTTGCTGCTTGTGAGAATCTTCTTGTCGATTTCTTGCAGTAGCTCTTTGGTTTCCGGCATTGCATCCAAGAACTGCCCAGAGGCTTCCTTTTGCGCTACCACAGCATCGCGCACCTTCTTTTGCTCCGCATAGGCTTGCTGCCGTTCAGCAATCGCCGCACCTTGCACCTCACTGGTCTTCTGCCGCAGCGTGTTGCCAATGTCGCTCACAGGACGCTCAGTGCCGACGGCCTTCCGGGCGTCTGCTGCCAGCTTCGACACAGCTTCTGCACCGGCCAATCGACCTTTGGTAATCTCTTGCAGTTTCGCCGCCCGGGCACTGGCTTCCTTTTGGATCTTCGCCGCTTGCGCCTTGCCCTCGGCAATCGCAGCATCCGCAGCCTTTTGATCCGTTTGTGCCAGCTTCTGTGCCTTCGCATACGCCTCTTGCGTCACAGCAGCTGCCGCCTTTTTGGCAGCCTCTTGATCGGCCAGTGCGCCTTGCTTCAGCACCATGTGCAAGTCATGTTCCGGCACCTTGCCGTCGAACACACCCTTGAGCACTTTGCTGCCCTCGGCCACTTGCCGGGCCTCTTTCGTCGTCCCGCTGACCAGATTCTCCATGGCAGTCCAGGCTGCTTTCAGTGGCTTGCTCACGAAGTTCTTAATTGCGGACACTTCTGGCGCCAGCATGCCCCCGGCGAACCCAGCAGCAGCAACTCCAGCCTCCGAAGCCTTCCCGGAGGCACGCACGCCTTCCTCAGCCACCGAACCCAATGCGCCCGAAGCTGCACCTGCAAGCGCACCCGCCAATCGCGTCACACGCATGCCTTCACCAGCTGCCATAATCATTGGCCCGGCTACTTGCCCCCCAGGCACCATCGACACCAAGGCACCTGCACCCATTGTCAGTTCCGGGGCAATTGCGCCCAAGGCACCACCGATTGCAGTTCCGCCAGCCACGTTTGCTGCTGCTGTACCAACACCATGTTTCTCCGCAACATTACTGCTCGGTGTTGTCTCCACTGGCTTCGGCAGTGGCATGTCCGCCACATTCGACGCACTCTTGCTCGGCACCGCGGCCCCCTCAAACCCAGGCTTCCCTCGCAGTTCAGGGTACTTACTTGGCAGGTGCTTGAAGGCCTCTTCTCGCGTTGACCCCTCTGGGCCAGAGATCGAGTACTGTTTATTATCAGGCCCCGTGAATGTATAATCAGGCATAGTGATTCCTTATTTCCAGCCGGCTGGAAGTGCCGACGGTTGCGCAGCTGTTTCTGAAGCCTGCATACCCTCCCGGATATTCGCCAGTGCCCCGCCCATCGTTGCCCCCACCTTGGTTAGTTGCTCTCGCGCTTTGGGGTTTTTCTGGGCAGCAGTCCAAATAGCCATCGGGGATGGGATTTTGTTCAGTTCCGCCATATACTTGTCTTGCTCTTCTCGCACCTTTTTGATGGGGCTGTTTGGCAAAGTCTCCAGTCGGTTCTTGAGAATGTCAGCTGCATTCGACAGCTTATACATCGCAGTGAATTCCGTGTCCCCAGGCTGCGCTTGCACCATTGCCTCGAATTCGTTGATCTGAGCTTGCGTCACACCACGACCACCACCAAGCGTCAGCGCGCGACCAATTTCCATACCAATACCGCGAGTTGTTGCAGTGTACATTTGAGTCGATTCTGGAGTAACAGTGTTACCCCCAACAGCCGCCAGCGAAGCCATCACATTGTCTTTGTGCAGTGCCGAAAACGCCCCCGCGACTTCATTCGGGGGCATGGCCAGCACGTTGCGGATACCCCGAGTAGCTTCACCAACTGCGCCCACCACACCAGTCACCATCGTACGTTCGGCACTTGTGAGCTTATCCCCATCGGCCTGCCGGGAAGCGTTGGCTTTTTCCTTGGCAGCCGCAATGCGAGCCTGAGCATCCTCGTGCCGTTGCTGTTGCCCGGCCTGCATGATCGACATCAGTATTCGCTTGTCCTCATGTTTTGCCAAGCGCTCTTCCACAATATCCCGCTGCTTCTGCAAGGCCATTTCGTGCTTGTCTTTCAGGTCTTGCTCCTTCAGCTCCCGAGCAGCCTTGATGTCTTTTTCCTTCTGTTGCCACTCCAGTAACTTCCCGCTATCCATCGCAGCGGTTTTTTGGCCTACGGCCCAGCTCGCGAACGCAGGTGTGCCCACAGGTGGGATGTTTTGCTGCCCAGCCGCCGTGGCCCGATTTGCCAACAGCCGCGCATTCTCAACAGTCGGTGCAACTTCGTAGGCCTGTGCTGCCTGCGCAACGCCCTCGTTCTGATCGTGCCGCTCTTTGGCTTTGTTCTCCAGTGCAGTCTTTTGCTCTGTCTCAGCCATCTTTGCCATCTCGCCATAGCTCTTTGCCATGTCGAACTGATTGTGCGAAATCGCAGCACCTTCGCGCACTGTAGCGAGCTTCTGCACATCCGCAGCAGTCTTTTGGCTCCGCTGAAACTCTTCAGTTGCCGCGCGTGTCTCGTCGCCAATTGCCTTGCGATCTGCCACATCCTGTTGCATTGTCAGTGCGCTCATTTGCCGCATCTGAGCCTGTGCCCGCATGTCCTCTGCCTGGGCTTGCCGCATGTCCTGCTGCGTGCCGGCGATCTGCGTCCGCCCAGCAGCTTCTCCAATACTGCCCATGATAGTTCCGAAGTCCATACTGGGTGCTCCTTAGAACTTGAGGCCGTAGTCGGACAGGCTACCGCTGCCGCTGCCGCCAGCGTCCCACATCCCACTGCCCATGCCGGGGGTTGCCGAAGGCTGTGTGATGCCGCCCCCAGACCACTGCGGAGAAGCTGTCTGAAACCCGGTCATGTCAACGGGGCTGTTGTTGGCACCGTGCATTGGGTCGAGCCAGTTCTGTACAGTGTCCGTGCCAGTAACCGCCTTGCCAACAGTGTTGCCAAAGGTATCCATTGCGGTCTGGCTGGCATTAGCACTGTCCGCCATAATGCCACCTGCAGTCCCAGGAGCGCCGGCCCCCACACCGGACATTGCCATCAGTTGCCCCATCTGCGCGTTGTAATCTTGCCCAGCGATGCCAGTAGCATACTTGGTCAGTGCGGCTTTTTCGGCCCCACTGCTTGTAAGCCCACGCTGCGCCATCGCTGCTGACGTTGCATCCATACCGGTTTCCGTCAGGGCCTTCGCGCCCGCAGTTTCAGCGAACGGCGTTTTACCAGACATCAAGTCACTAAGCATTTGCTGATACTGCGGACGCTGCGAAGCAAACGGATCAGCCACTCTTGCAGCCTGTTGGGCACCGCTGCTGGCCTTGCCCCCACCGAACAGATTACTGACAACTCCACCGATAAGTGGCGCAGCAACTGCGCCCATAATAGAACCTGCCATAGGTCACTCCAAGGATTTAACAACTACGTCTTCAATGTGCTTGAACCCGAGCCGTTTTGTTAAAGGTGCAATGTCTTTGTACACTTTGAAGGCTATGTACATTTTGCCAGCGCCGGCGTCACGTGCGGCTGCTTCCGCAGCCCGAAAAAGGCGAATAGCATATTGTGCCCGGAATTCTGGCAATATGTAAAACATATCACTGCTGGCCAAACGGTGACTGCGGTAGTGCAAGGACTCGCTGACAATAAAAATAAAGTAGCCAACAGGTTGCCCATGGACTTTGAGCACCACAATGCGCAGCATGTTGGCGATTTCAAGTTGCCGATAGTAGGGCCAGTTTGGCTCCGGTTCCCACGATTTGTCCTGCGCGACTTCGGCCCAGTGGGCAGCGAATAGGTAAGGCGCAATGTGGTCACGAAGGTAGTCCACGGTTTCCAGTTGACACTCAACGGTTGGTTTTATGCCCGCATTATTAATCCTTAATAGGGGCATAAAACTCGCCAAAGCTTCTCCACGGCGAATCAGTACTTCCGCCCGGTCAAACGATGATTGCGGTCCCAGCATCACAAGGCCCCCGGAACGACTTCAACCTCCAGCCCAAAAAATCGCATGGCAGTATTGTCCGTATGTGAGAGGCGCCATGAGCGTTCAATGGTGCTGCCGCAGCGAATCAGCTGCTTCTTCGAGTACGCTGCCGAGATTGCCTGTGGCGTTGAATACGTCGTGTAGTCATCGTCTGACCAAGACAGTTGGTACGTGGTGTTCAGTGTGTCAGAGTTAACATAAGTCGCTGGAATGAGCTTGGTGCGGGAGTTTCCCCAGTTGTAAGAGGCTGTTTGCACTTCGAAGTTAATCGCATTCCCCCCGTCCTGGAAATAGTTCTGATCCAGTGCATAGACCTTCCCGTTGTTGTATCCAGGGATGAATGACAACCCTGCATTAACCATCCCCAGATTCACCACTGTCAGTAACTCAGCATGCACTCCGCCGGTGAGTTGGTCCCACAGATACCAGACACCAGTTGTAATATCAAATGCCAGCGTCGTTCCTGAGACAGTGCCGGTTGGGCAAGTCAGCACGTAAAAGCTATGACCACCTGATTCCACCACCATCGCTCGGATACCGTTCGTATCGTAAGTTGCAGATTGCAGGGCCCCGTTGGCTTGAATGTACTGTGTAAAATTATCCCCCAAGAAGCGATCAATCTCCGGTGTGGAGATTTTCTTCATCTGCAGTCCAGCCATCGAATATACACCAAGCCCATCAGCAGCAGACACTCCCAGCCAATACAGCACATCCGCGGCCTCTTGAATTGCCTGTGCAGCGGCAAAGGGCACCCCAATATGGGACACGAAGGAAGTTTCTTGTGCAATCGGAGCCCCAGGAGAAATCCCTGCGTTGTAATACACCTTCATTTCCGAAATCGAAAACGCTACAAGGTACTGTAGATGCCGCACCAAGGCTACCCCCAGGCCATCCGGACAGAATACCACGTAGTTGAGAGCTGGCCAAGTCGCAATGTCAGCCAGTGCCGACGCCAGGATCCGGCCACCAGTTGACAATACATAGTAGGTCTGATCGAGTTCACACAGACTTGGAACTTGGTTCGCACCTGTGTTAATCATCGGTAAGCCAGAACGGTAAATGCCAAGCAGTCCCTGCCAGGGAATCGCACCTGACGCCGGGATGACAGCTTTCAACCGGGTACCTGCAGGAATGCCACCAGCAGCAATTTCCGTCAGCACACTCCCCGTTGCCAGAATATAAAACTGCCGACCACCAATGACAAAGTACACGGTCCCATTGCCGTAGCCAATCCCGCCCTGGTACACGTAAGAAGCCAATGGTGTTCCCAGCGGAGGTGTGTAGCCAGTTTGCGTTACGAAGTCGATCAGCACTCTTAGCCCGGGACGCTTGATAGCACTGGGGCCATCTGGCTCCCCTTCCAGATAGCCGTTTTTGACGTAACTGTCTGCGTAGTAACTCCCGCGACGATAGTTGAACTTCGTCGCCAGTGAGACCTGCTTGATGTTTTCGTAAGTTGCGGGTGCGCCCATTAGTGACTCCGCTCAGAAGGTGTGAAGTAAGAGCTAACTTCTTCCCGCTCGTCGGCAAAGAAGCCTTCATAAGCCGCAGCTGCCTTCTGCTTGATATCAGCGCGCATGTCCGCCGGCGTCAGGTACTCCAGCGAGATTTCATCAGCAAGACACCACTTTAGCATGTGGTAGGCCTCTTGAGGGAAGTCTGGGTTATCCGTTAGCAAGTTAAAGTCTTGAATCTGCCGCTGGATGTCAACGTACATCGTATGCGTGCCATCAGAAGGGACATTGTAAACCGTCAGCGTGGCAGCTCCTAGCTGCGGGTCGAAGTACGCCTGATTCGGAACCCCGCTGGAAGTTTTTTGCCCCAAGGTGTTGTAATCATCCCTGGCAATGATTGTCATCGTGGTATCATTGCCGCTGCTATCACGAATGAAAGCATATGTACACCGCAGTGGGCGAGTTGTGCCGCTCAGTGCAGACAGGTTGAATGTGGCAGTCGCCAAAGGCAGCGGGATCGCAATGCGCTTCACGCACCATAAAGGTTTTTGGTTTTTGACCATTGCCTTTACAATCACGTTAAGAGCCTGCAACACATTCGCAGTGTCTGCCGCTGGAATCGTGTCGTAAGAGGCGAAGCGACCTGTCTGCCGCAGAGCCGCGTTGACAATATCATTTGCCGACATCCCGAAGGTGTAAGTCCCGCTCGTTGCCATCTTTTACTTCCCTTTGGGTTTTGCTTTTTGTGGCGATGCCAAGCCGGCGAGCGCAGCCAGACTTTTGCCTAGCTGCGCTCGGGACTGTGGCTTCACCGGAGTGGGCGCTTCGCGCTGTTGCTTTGGTTTCGGGGCCATCGCGGTCTCCAGTCAAGTAACAATCAATAACCAATCACAATAACTACAAGGTACCTTGTTTCTTCAGAACCAAAAGCAGTGTAAACGACAAGGGGATTGCGGGGGAAGACCAGCCCTGGGTCGAGAGCAGGATTTTCCCTGTCCGCCCAGCACCAGAATTGTTCGGTAATCCGCCAAAGCGTTCGTACTTTTCGGTTCCCCGGCCCTGCAACTCTACGATGCGCGTTGGCGTCGAAGCGTCCCAAGCCAACCGACACTCCAGTCCGTCTTCGACAGAAAACTGGATGCGGTCAACAATCAGGTCGAGTGCCTTTATGGCACCGGTATTGCCCATTCCGCCAAGAGTAGCGGGGTCAACAATCACGGTGCTTGCAAGGTCTGAAGTGTCCAGGATACCCTCAACTTTGATGACCACATTACGCGGCCCGTCCTGAACGATTTGCGTAGAGGTTACGTTTGCCATTGGGGTTCCTTTTCAGTTAACAGCTTAACGTTGACGCACCGCGGTCACATAGTCAACTGTTAAGGTGTTTGCGACACCCGTAGAGTTGAGCAGGCCGAAGGACACGTTCAAGTTTGCTGTTGTCAGCGACGGGGCAATGGAAGCCGCCACACGACCGCGAGTGGTCATGGCACCTGCGGAAGAGCTCAACGGATCAAGCTGCTGCCAATCGGCGCCGGTAGTGGGGTTGAAGAAGGCTTCAACGTTACCCAAGTAGTCGATGTGGAAGCCGACTTCAAACTGCGTGCCAGCGACAGGAATTGCCGTGGCTGGGAAGTTCACAGTCGTGGCTACACTGCCGACCATCGTGACTAATTGCAAAGCAGCGGCACCGGTGGGCTTGATGATGTAAACACCATCAGCCGGGGTGGCTGGAGTTGTGGTCGTGTTGATCAGACCGCAGTAGAACACATCATTGACGACTGCACTCAGTGTGCCGACGAACTTGAAGAACACGTCCTTGCCCGCGACGAGCTTAAAGCCAGCCGCAACCAATTGCATGTAGATCGCATCCGAAGCGCCTGTGGTGTTCGTCAGCAACAACAGGCCACCGTCGCCAGCAGTCAGTGCCGTGGTGCCAGTACCAGTTTTGGTAATAGTCCAGTCACTTGCCAGGAAAGTATCAAAGTCGTTGTGATAGACGTGCGCCCACGAAGGGTCAGGAATGCCGGCTTGTGCCATCGTCTGATAGCTTGCTGCATTCGTGAGGCCATTGGGCATCGCCGTTGTAAGGGATTGTGGAGCTGACATAGGGGTTCCTTAGTTGGAATTGAAGGATTTCTCACCCGCATTATTAATTATTAATACGGGTGAGAAACAGACCACTACTTACGCAGCGTTGGAGCCGTACAGGCCACGAGGGTTCACCCACAGGAAGGTGTAACGCTCATATGCACCCACTTTGAAGTTGCGGGTGTCAGCATCGTTATCTTCCCAGATGTCCAGACCTTCGCGCTCTTGCCAGATCAGGCCTTCTTGAGCGTTGGTGGTGATGAACCAAGGGCCGGTGCTGGCCAAGTATGGGCAAACGACTGCGCCACCAGACAGCAGATTGCTGACATTAATGGGGTTGATGTCGTTGTTGTTGTTGCCCACAGCTTTGGCAGTGCCCAAGATGCGATCAGCATTGAACTTGTTGTACGGGTGCACAACCAATTTGTCGCCCATCAGGGGTTCAATATAGCCCTTGTCGTCTTTGGCTTGCATCATCAAAATGAGCATGTCTTCAAGAGCTGCTTGAGACAGCGCCGAGTCCACGGTCAGTTTGTTTTGCCATGTGCCGCCGCTGAAGTTGGGGTGAGCCGTGTTCAGCAAGGTGACGCCATCGCCGCCAATAAAGCCGCTGGTGAATGCGCGGTTGTACACGTTCACAGCATTGATATTGCGGGTTTCGTCAAAGGCGCGACGGAGCTTCATCACGCGGTTCTTGGTCAACTTCATGTACAAGTTGTCCTTGAGCTCCTCGTGAGTGGTGATGATGCCCAAGCCGTACGCGACGTTGGTGCCGCGAGTCACGAAGCCTTGTTGCATACCGTCATAAGAGATCGGTGTGCCTTCAGGCTTGACGACTGCGATGCCGGGGCCGACACTTTGTACGTACTCTTCGTAGTTCTTCGTCGAAGTTTCCTTGCGGAACAACAGCGGCGCGAACTGAGGCGCAGACGAGGCTGCGGAATCCCACCAGGCTTTGACGCCTTCCCATAGGGCCTTGGGGTAACTACCGGTATTGATTGGGCCTGCCATAGCAGTATCTCCTTAAGAAAATGTTGAAACGAAGGGGGCTTAAACGCCAGTTGTTGGGGAGTTGAACTCGTGCAAGTTCCACTTGACCAACCACAGAGCATTTACGCCGTAGGTGTTGTTCGGCTTCTGCACCAGGCCCATCAGCTTGAGGTTCAGTGTGTTCACTGTACCGATGCTGGCTGTCGACAACACGGAAGCGGAGTTCTGTGCGGGCGAAGTGGGGTTGGCAACAGTAAACGAAGCGTTCTTGTTGCAGGAAGTTTGTGTGAGCGCGGACAAACCGTCGTCCATGACTTCGAACAACACTTCAGGATCATCCACCACCAGCGCGTAGTAGGCCTTGGTCTTGGTTGCAGGGATGTTCTGCAGAGTCAAGTCCAGGTTCACACCGACGAGTGAAGGGTTGTTCATGCCGGGGGGCAGGAAACCAATGATGACACCGCGGACAGTGTCAGTGCCAGTGGCCTTCTGGATGTTAGGGATGCCGTTGGCGTCGCCGCCTGCAGCGGTTTTCACTGCATCACCAACGCTCATGATCGAGCCATCAGTCGAGGGGATGCAGTACACATTCGACGCACCGTTGTACGGGTTGCCGTTCTGATAGCGCGAAGGCACGAAGCCTTTGGGCTGATTCACGTTTGCCATTTGTGTGGCTCCTTATAGAAAAAAGGTTAGACCTTGGAGTTTGTCTCAAGTCGGTTTGTAACACCTTTGGGGGTGTACTGACCTTCCTGAGGCTTCATGCGACCACTGCGGATTTGCTCGTCCCATTCGTTGACTTGGACTTGCCGCCGCCCTTGCCGCTGTTCCCATACCTCGTTCGGACACTTCATCAAGTAAGCTCGCAGCGGGCTACCATCTTGGTGCCGACCGACATAGCGACTGATGCGGTTTGTCAGATCCATATCTGCGACGAGGTCAGAGCCTCGACGAACTTCATCAGGGGACACGAAGTCAAACCCTTCGTACAATAGCTGCTCAATCTTGCCATCTTCGTCATTTTCCCAGTACATATGGTGGCCGGGGACTTCGCCGATGACAGAGAGCTTGAGTTGTGGGCCGCCGAGGTCAGGAGCGCGCTCACGTACGGCACCGGCCTTTTGACGATCCGCATCACGCAAAATAGCTGCATCCCGTTGCTGCTTAGCCCGCGTGAAGCGGTCGTTTGCAGTATTGTCGGCCACGGTTGAGGTAGCGACTTGGGATTGGGTTTTATCAATGTTGGTCATAATATCACGCATTTCTTGTAAAGTAAGACTTCAGGAACGAGGCTTCGGTGTACAGGCCTTCTTTAATGAACTGTCGCATGACTGCTAAGTCCTCGGGGGGAAGGTCACGGACGGTTTTGCCGCCGTAGCTGTTGGCAGAGTCGGTGTTGCCAGTGCCAGCACGACCACCATTGCCTGCAGCACTTTGACGTTGTGTGCCACCAGCTGCGGCGTCGATTTCCTTGAACCGGCGGGGGAAGTCAGCACGGACTTGCGCGGCCACCATGTCCAGGAAGCGGCGGCCCATTGCTTTTTCGCCGTTGACACGGAGCTGCTTGCCCACAGCAATGGCGTGCTTGGTCAGGACTTCATCTTCCTTGAACCACTGGTTGCCATCAGCGATGAATTCGTCCAACACAGGATTGGGTTCGTTACCGGCTGCAACACTGGCACCTTCGGTACGCTCAGTAGCGGCTTCTGTGACTTCGTCCTTGAGCGCCTGTTGCTGCTTCTTGGTGGCTTCGATGCGGTCTTCCAGTTGCAACACCAGCTCGTCATCGCCATCGCGGTTGGCTTGTGAACGCTGCAAGCGCAGTGCCTGAATGGCCTCGGAATGTTCCTTGTCGCGCTTCGCCATCTGGTCGTCGAAGAACTTACGGAACTGCGCCTTGGTACCCTCGAATGCCTGCACTTGCTTCTTGAGTGATTCGATTTCACCTTCGAGCTTTTTGGTGAAGCGTTCGCCGCGCTCGACAAAGGTCTTTGCATCGACCCATTTGCCTTCTGGCCCAGTGTACTCGGATTCGGGCTTCCAGCCCTTGCGCGAAGCCTCGTATTCGTAATCGTGTTCGCGGGCTTTGGCAGATGGCTTTTCGCCGCTGTCGCTGTTGCCAGCATCATCTGCCAGCAATTGGTCTCTGGCTGCAGCATCAATCGAAGCCAACTCGGCCTCAATTTGCTCTGCTGTGCGACCGCCGCCGGCTGCGGGGGCTTGGTTGGGGATTGGCATATAGCTCCAGTTATGGTTAGGGTTTTATGCCCGCATTAAGGATTAATAATGCGGGTGAGAAATCAATCGAATTTGACCAGCGGAGTGATGATGTCCAGATCCTGCACAAAGCGGTACGTGACACCATCAACAGGGCTTTCGTGGAACTTACCCACATACTGCCCCACGAGCACCTTGTCGCCGACATCGCAAAAATCCGTGCTCTTGTCAGACCAAGCATCATGCCCGATTTCGACAACAGTAGCCCAGACTTGATGTTGCTGCTCCTTGTCCTGATGGCTCTTGACCAGCAAAATGCCGCCAGCACTTGTTTCTTCCTTTTGCTGCCCGAGCAGCAACAGCCGATGACCTGTTGCCCGGAAGCCACTTCGATTTGCCTCTTGTGGCCCCTTTTGAGCGCGCCACCCTTGTGTGCGATTAAGCATTTTCCATTCCTTCGCTAAGTTGACTAACAATCCGCAGCTCGCCAATGTTGTCAATGACTTGCTGCAGCATCTCCACCCCCACTAGGGCTTGCTCCGTCAGCCGCACAGTCTGTTCGACCGTTTCGCCTCTGAAGTGCCCCGCCGCCCAGCGGTCTTTTGTTTCCTGAATCGTGTCACGAATTGACGCGACCCAAGACTCCGTCGGAGCGCTGCGCGCCCACTGATCCCAGTCCTGCGGACTAAGCCTTTGATTCTTTTGCATTGCTTGTTTCCTTTGACATATTCAGCTCGTGCTGCTGGTTAGCTTCGTGACTACGCTGCATCAAGTCCAAGACCTTCAACAGCCCCTCGCGGTGTGCTTTTGCAGCACCGATTTGTGCTTCGATCATCGCGATTGCGTGGCCAGTGTCTACGCCCTTGGCTTCTGCGGCTTCTTTGGCGGCTTTGGCTTGCAGTTCGATGATCTTCGCATCGTTGATTTGCATCTGTGCACGCAACTCCGCGATCCCCAGTGCCATTTGATCTTCGTGCTGCTTCTGCGATTGCTGCAGCTTTGCCTTCTCGAGTTCCACCTTGGGGTTGGGGATTGGCGCAATAGCCTTTGGTCCTTTGGGGTCGGGGTACAGCTCGTCTACACCGTCGACTTCATGAGCCTCCAGCACACGCTTCACGACAGCATAGGTGTTGAAGCCATTGGGGCGGGCTTGCATCAGCTCAAATGTGACCTTGGCCTTGTTTTGCTTCTGGGCAGCGCTCACACTAGTTGGATCGGCACTTGGGAATACACGGAAGACATTGCTGTCGTAGTCCTCAGGAGCAAACAGTGCACCTTCACCACTCGTGAGTTCTTCGAAATCTGGGGCTTGCTTGATGAACCAACGATTGAGCTGGTACAGCTTGCGCAATTCTTCCCCAAACCCACGATACATGCGCTTATAGATGCCACTGAAGAGCATCATGCCCTGCTCAAGGGTGTTGCGCGAGGTTTCTGCTGGTGTGTTCTGGCCAGGATTGACCCCGGTCATTACGTCAGTCGCGCTGCCGATTTTCTCGCCATAGGTGACCAGCATTCCCAGCAAGTGGAACAAGATGTCCGGGGGAGTGTTGACTGGCAATGGTACGATGTTCTTGCGCAGGTCATCGCCAGCGCCATCAACGGGCTTCCACTCGAACGGGTCGAAGGTCTGCTTGCCCGATTTGATCTTCACACCACGGCCCAAGAACCCTCCGCTGGTCGTGAGCATTGTCCCGGCGTCGATGATCTGGTTTATGAGGGAGTCAACAGCAGCATTCGTGGGCCCCAATAGCGCCCCCAAGCCCAGCCCGTAGAAGCCGCCATCAGGTGCGGGGATGAAGGTGTACTTGGT